TCAATAAGTTTTTTAGTCATATATGCTGATGTCCTACCTCCGCTAAAATTAATTATGTTGGTCATTACTATTCTTCAATTATTTGGTAGAAGTCCTTTACAAATGTTCCATCATAGATATCTTGTTTCTCGTAGTCATGGAGCATAAACTCAGCCATGTCTAAATCTAATTCAGAGCATATTACCTCTCCAGTTTCTCGGTTGATTACTTTGTATGTTTTCATATTTTAATTGGTTCTAATAAGTTGAATCTAATGTGGAATCTTTCTTTTTGTTCGTTCTCTACTATACAAGTGGCGTTTTGCTCATATACTATCTTTACCTTATCGCCTTTTTTGCCGTATCGGCAAGATGGCTTTGAAACTGAAAAATGGTCTTTTATAAGTTGATGCGTCATATTTTTTTATTTAGGCTTAGCACCCGACCCTTGCCGAGTGCCACCCCTTTTTTCTTTTTTCATTTCGCTATTTGGTTTAAGTTAAATCTTGATGGATTTATTTCTAAATCACCAAATACCCAAGTTCTACGGCTTCCCATTTCGCTTTGATAAATTCTATACGATGTCGGCTTTTTAATTTCAACACCATATAGTGTTTTTTTCATAATTGGTTTTTTTACAGACCAAACTTTTTCAATTGTGTCTGATACGGTGTAGTTGTTTTTTGTTTCTACTATTTCGGTTTCAAAAATCATTTTTTCCATTTTGTTTGTTTTTAATTACCCTACAAATATACAACTATATTTCATATTTGCAATATAAAATAAAAATAAAATAAAAATAAATTAAAAACCCCATCTACTTCGCAGCAATGGGGCTTATCACGATTAGATAAAAAAGAACTATCTTACTGCATAATGTCCGACATTAGGTCTGCTGAAAGTCATCATACAAGCATATCTTGATGCATCGATTCCATGGTTAAAAGCATCTATTGGTTTATTCAATACCTTGCCATTCTTGTCCTCGATGTATTTGTAATTTCTAAACTCCTTGATGAGGTTAATGCTTCGGCTTGTTATTACCAATTTATACCTCCTCATTATATCTATGCCCATATTGATGGAATCTGCTCCCTTGATAACTGGTCTTATATTAAATCCCATACGATGTATTTCTTCTATGCTCTTTGGTTCGCTACTATCTGCCCATATTAAGTCCCTCCTATCAAGTTGTAGGTCCTTTAATCGATTAGCAATATCTTGATTGGTCATACCCGTTTGGAATATTAGTTCATCGAGATAAATTGAATCTCCGTAGTGATACATGGCAATTAAAGATGTTGGGTCTTGTGAGTATCCAAAGTCCATCCCGTATGCTTTTAATTTTGCCTCATCAGGAATTGAATCAATAGATGAATGGCTAAATACAAGACTCCTTGATTGTCCTCTCTCACCTAATCCATATATCTTCCAATACTCAGCATCTATTAGCTTTAATCTCTCAATCTCCTTGATGATATTTTCATCGAGGAATGGATTGTCGTTGTATGTGGTTACAAAGAAATCGCAGTCTTCCCTTGGGATTATCTTGTCATATATGAAATGAAACTCATCCGATGGGTTGTAGTCAAGTATAGCTTTCTCAGTAGTCCTTAAAATTAGCTGCTGCCAATCTTCATAATATAACTCGTTTGCCTCGTTAATATATAGGATGGCTCTTTTTCTACCTCGGACTTTTTGCGGTTGGTCCAAAGATATAAATTCAAATAGATTTCCCTCCAGCTGATATTCTGAATTGGATTTGTTATGGTCATCCTCATTATAAATTCCTTGCTCCTTTAAAATATCAAAGAAATCCCTCATAGATGATGCTCTAAGCGATGGATATGTTTTTCTGCAAATAGTTATAGTCTTGCCCGTATTGTTGAATGCATAGCCAAATATTAACCACATCAAAATATTATAAGTTTTTCCAGAGCGAGTGCCTCCTTGCTCAACTATTATCCTCTTATTGGATGTAGCTAAGTGTTGAAATACTACATTAGTCTTTATCTTGGTTGCTTCCAATGATTTCTACCTCAAACTTTTTTACCTGATGGTTGTTTTCGGATTCAACATATTGCAGACTTAATTTCTTTCTTTCCTCTTCATCGCATACTACTTTAAAAGCAGATATCTGAAGTGTCGGATTATCTGAGTCTATCCACTTATTTAGCAGAAAATTAACGGTTGTAGATTTATTAAGTGCGATTGCTTCTTTTATACTTTCCGATTTTTCTAACTCAAGATTGTAAAATTGTGCAGATTTTAAATCGGGATAAAATGGGAATATATGCTGAATTCGCATTATCTTATTGGCTTTAATAACCTTGATAATATCTTTTTCGTGTTGTTCTTTAGTTTTCATAGTATATCGTTATCAGGATACCAGTTATCGTATTCATCCTCTTCCATCTTTTTTTATTGTGTCAAGTTTGTTAAGTGCTTTGTTTTTAACATCTCCATATATTGAGATTTATCCCCGTATTCTAAGTGGCATCTTCTGCATAGTGCCATAAGGTTTTCTATGGTGTCATTCTTCTTAGTTCCTCCCATACCTCTTGCTTCTATGTGATGGATATCTACTGCTTTAGTTCCGCATACTTCACATCCAATGAAATCTGATACATCATAGCTAAAATAATCCATATAGATTTTCGTGTGTCCTTTCATTCTATTTTTCAAATATACAATATTATAACTTAGTAATAAAATAATTCTCAATTTGTTGCTAAAGTCCTTTTGTTGGTAGTGCTAATACGAACTATTTTAATACGATAGTTATGGGCAATATTTTAAACTTTTGCCATTGCACGGATAAGTCGTTTATTTTGTGAAATTTTAATCCAATCATATTTATTTTTGAATTTGTAAATGTATTGCTTGTAAGTTTTTTCATCTTTCAAAAATTTCTCAACTGACTGAAATCCTATTTGAGAGAAATCAACTTCAAAATAATAGTGTCCGCCTCTTTCTGTTTTCCACCACCACATCATCCAAAATAATTTATGCTTCTGTAACGCCCAAACTATATCTTCATTTCCACTCCATCCTCCCGTATGTAATTCAAGCATTAAAACTGGTCTTTCATTATGTATGTGGTCAAGTCCCCAATTTTCAATAAAATAATCATTGTATTGCCACATATCACGCAATCTGTTTACCAAATTATGAGCGTCTTTTATATTCCAATTTTGGATTTCTTTCAATTCTTTATCTGTGTGATATTCGCTATCGTATGCCATGTTATCTTTATTTTGTTATCCTATTTTTAATACATCAAGTTTGGATTTAAAGTGCTGAATAATCATCTCCATTGTATGGGTATAAAATGAATCGAAGTCAGGATAACCAGCGTTATCTTCATTCCAATAAACATATAGTATGGCTCTCAATCTATGACTTGGAGTTTTTTGCTTGACATCATTAGGTGCTGCCTGGAGCTGGTTAACGATATCTAAATCGCTATTACTGAATGCTTCCTCCTTAATGCCAATGTATGCCATCTTTTGATTTAACGAGAATAGTCTCCCAGCATCTTGTGGAGATAATTCTTGAGTAGAAAATACTATTTTTAATGTTCTATCGGCTCGTGTTCCGATGGATTCAATTTGACTTGCTAAAAATATCGGTTGTCCCATGTTTATTAATGTAATTACAATATTCAATTCCAGCCATGACTGATTTGAATTCTACTAATATCTGCCCTTCGTGATAAATCCTAAAGATTTTAGTTCCACTAAGATAAGCAATTATTCCATTATACTTCTCCATAATTTGCATATATTTTTCTTAGGTCTTCGATTAATGCTAACCATAATTTAGGAGTGCATGAGCATGGCTTATAAAGTTTTCTTGACTTAAATACCCTTGACCATATATGTGCAAGTTGATTGGCATCTTTGCCATCTAACACATTGGTATAAGTTGCAAAGAATGTTGTCAAGAATTGGTGTTCTTCTTCATTAAGACATAATGGTTGAACTAATGGGAATACCTTGTTAAGTTTAGCTGCTCTCTCTTCGCATCCACAATCTTCTCCAGCTATCCACTTGGCTACCTTGTCAATCCCAAGTTTCTTCGTTGCTGAGGCTATCACATCTCCCACTCCCGTTATCGGTTTGGTTGTCGTTTCTTTCGTTGCGATACTCATTGTATCTCTTACTTGCTTGGCTCTTGATTTTTTGTTTTGCATTTTTTAACGTATGAAATATTGAATGGGTTGGGATACCCGTATTTTGTTCTATTTTTCTCATCGACATCCCGTAATCGAAGTGAAGTTCCATCAGCATTTTTTCGTATGAGTGCATCTCATTAATGGATTGGTTTATTATTGTTATTAGTTCTTGGTAGGCTTCCTCAGGAACATTGTTATTACTATCTGAGATATCTATATCGTTTGGCAGTTCTATGGTCTTAGAATCCTTCTTATGTGTCTTAATGGATTCATTTGTCAATAGCTTAAATATGTATACGGTATTGACGTCTCCACTTAAATTAGTAATGCGTTCCAAGTTACCTTCCTTCTCTTGTATCTCTGCTAACTTTAAGTACATATCTTGAACTGCATCATTGACATTGTTAGGGTTTGCCCCTACATAGATGGCTATCTTAATCCATTCCTTATGTCTTGATGCAATCCGTTCTAAAGTTAGCATTTTAGTAGCTTAGTATGTATCTTCTTTTGTTCCCTTGCTAAGTATTTCTTCCATTTAAACCATTCTTTGATGTCGATTCCTCGGACATTGCAATAGTCAATAAAATCTGCACTAAGTTGTATTTGTATTGCTTCATCTTTCATAACTGGTAATTTTAAATTTAATAAACTCTTGCCCTTTTAATACAATCGTTTTTTTTAATATCATTCGATTTATGTATCGGTCATCTATCCCATATTTTTTGCAAATTATATCGGTTATTAGTTTCTCAGGATTTAGCAAGTCAGATAAATTAGAACTGAAACCAAATTCGTATTCAATTTCATAAGGAGCAGCTGGAATATCTATTCTTGGCAGCAGAAATAAACAATCAGATTCATATTTCTTATACATTGGCGTTTTATATCTTTTACCTTGCCATGCCTGATTAACGGACAATGGCTTAATGTTGATGAGATTCATATACTCCAATGCTTTCGTTTAGTTTTTTAATTTCTTGAGTATTGGTAATACGAGTACACATATGCAATGGGAATTTCTTAATTAACCTTGTATTGGTTTTCAAATAAATTTCCCCTTGATATTGAGCAGTTGCTCTGCCATAAATGAGTTCATTGTACCATTCGTTCCATACTGAATACCATTCGTTCTTTTCTATCCATGGGTTAAAATTTTCCATAGCCTAAGTCCTCCTTAACTTGCTCTTGGTGCTGATGTCTTTTTTCATAAATGTTCCCTCTTGTCGCTGGATATTCAAATTGTATCTTTCTGCGAACTCTTGAGATTGTATCTATTGATGAAATCTGCTTGTCATCTATCAGATTAAGTAATGTACTTGCAGTAATTGCCATGCAATCAGTATTCTCATATTGTAGCCATATGTAGGCACTTAGCTGAGTATCTGAATCTCTTAGTTTTGGATGCTTAACTAATGCGTTAAGTACATATCCTTGAAGTGTCTTATTCATAGTCCACCTCCATAGCTGGGAATCCAAGTGATGCGTATTTCCAATAGGCTGATGCATCATCCAAAAAGTATTTCGTTAATTGGTTGTAGTCTATTTCCCCTATTGGGAACAATTTAGCTTTGATAAAATCAGTAACCCATTCGAGTACTGGTCCATGATGGTAATTCAGTTGCAGAATCATTTTCTGAAACTTGTGGCGGTAGTCTTCATTGGTGGCAATCTTATAAGCTATGTCATAAGTCTCCTGATTCGTCCAATTTTTTGCGTAGTATTTTTCCATATTAATAAAATTTTATTCCTAAACGTTTGCATCCAGTATAAGTCAGCCAAAATGAGATAATAGCTTTACCTCCATTGTAGAATCTTGGGCATAAGTCTACTCTAATCTTGCCGCCATTGTAATCGGATACTCTTTTTGTAATCCAGCCCATTTCTTTGGCTTGTGTGTAATTTCTTGGTGTTTCCATTTTTGTTTCTAATTGTGTCCACAAAGATATAACTTAATTTCATATTTGCAAAACAAAATAATATTTATTTTTAAAACATCATTTCGATATACTGAGACCTCACTATTTCCTTGCCATTAATTACTACATACTTAGTCCCACTCCACTCATCTCCGATGTACTTATAACCTTGCTCCTTCCATAAGTTTTCAAAATCCTTTATAATTGCATTAAATTTCTCCTTTTGCTTTGTTTCCCAATCATTAGCAGCTGGAATATCTGCCTCATTAGATAGCTTACTTTTTTCGGATACTTCTTTAAGGAGGGAAATAGTCTTATCTGAATACTGCATATTATTTTTAGTTATTACATGGGATTTTAGATTCTCATTAATAAATGCCTCCCCTCTTTCTGCTATATAGACTTTAAGCCAATCAATGAAGACATCAGGTGTTAACCTAAAGAAACTTATCTTAAATGGCTTACCATCTATTATATCGACTCTATTCTTATAAATACCTTTGATGCATTGGCTTTTAAAAAGTCCAAAGTCCAAACCATTAAGATTGTAACCAATGTCCATTATTTGTTCAGCCAAGATTATTATATCATTCTCGGAATAGGTTTCTCGATAATAATCGAAGACATCCATCGTTGCTGCATGAATGATGGTCCTTACTTGATTCAAGTCATTTTCTCTTCGCATTACTGCGATGGACTTGGTATCATTAATTACCTTAACTATTTCCGTTAAGGAGTGAATTAAAGTCTCGGGTAAGAATTTCTTCTCTGACTGACTTGTTGTTGTTAAGTACTGATTGTTTTCCATTGTTATTTTTTAATTCAAATATACCTTGATATCCATTAGCAATCGATTCGTTCAAAATTTCAATTGCCGTATCCTCATTTTTATTGCTCAGTTTCCATAACTTAGATTTTAATGCATCTACCGACTCAGGGAGTACTGGTACTTTCTTTGCTTTTCTAAATTTAAGAAACTCTTCAAATTTTACCTCCAAAGGGGTTTTTTCAATTTTAGTTTCAGTTTCCTTTACCGTTTCCTTTTCCTTTACCATTACCATTACCTTAGTCCCTTTCAAGGGGCTTGTAAGGGGCTTTAAATTTTCATCTATTAGATTGTATTTTTTAAGGTCCAAAATTATGTTAATGTGTGCTGGGTTTTTATCGCTTAGTCCCTTTGGATATTGATGTTCAATAAAGTCAGGAAAGAAATAATTACCATCTTTAAGGTCAATTGCTTTACCTAATTTTAAAAATACATCAAAGTCTTTTTCAGTTATTTTAAACCCAATATACAAGGAGGCTACTTCTAAATCTTTAGCCCAAATACCACTTGCTTTGCAGTCGCATATAATGAAGCTATAAAGCCCCTTACAAGCCCCTTGTAAGCCCCTTACAAATGGACTTTTGTAGAAATTTGTATCAAAGAATCTTAGTGCCATTTTTCTTACCTATTAAATCTTTAACTATTGAAAGTTGCTTTATTATTTCATCGATATCTTCATAATCTAAAGAATATGCCATTGTATCGTATGGCTCATCTATTCCATTGTCAGCCAAATGGATTACATACCCATTACCAACGGATTCGTGAATTGATAGAATAATCTTGTTTTTGTCTTTAAGTGTTTTTGTAATCACGGTTCGCTATAATATTGTAGGTAGGGAGAAAAGAAGTGCGAACCATGTCCAAATCGATACGATTTGAATTAATCCCCCTACCAATATTTTTAATATTTTTTAACATGATTCGCACTACAAATATAATATTAATTTTTAGATTTCGACAACTTTAAATAAGTTGCAGTCGGATTGAATTTAGCAGCTGGGATAACTTCCCCATCCTCAGTCATCATAATCATATTATTGTTTTTATACGATTGTTGAGATTGCTGCTCAATAGTTTTGATTTCTGCATTCTTGGTTACCCAATCAGGTATATGGTCATATGAATATCTACCTCCTCCATCTACAACATCAATATGGTAGCCATTGTAGTCTTGCTTATTGTATTTTAAAGCCTCTACAAGCAATTGTGATTTAATTTGCTTATCAACCCCTTCCAAGGTATCAGAAAGTGTCTTAATCGCAATTTTTAGGTCTATTGGATTTAAGTCGCCATTTTCCGTTGCCATTACCATCTCCATCAATGTGTCAACGATTCTTTCGGTTGTTAGTTTCGTATCCATTAGAATGGTAAATCATCAGGTCCATCAATAGCACCAGCATATAGCGGTTGCTTAACTTTCTTTTCGTAGTTAGCAGATTGCAATTCGTACATAACATCCTTGCCGTTCATTACATAGTCCTCAAAAAATTTGGAATATTTTACAATCTCCTCAAGTTTAATAATGCCATTGATTACCAAATCAGTTGATGCCTTCAATACGCTCATTCGTGCTATCCTAAGTTCTCTCTCGGGGTCTGCTGGTTTAGATTGGAATGATGGCTTTGCCATTTCTACGGGCTTGATGCGATAGAATGTTGTGCCGTTGTAATCCTTGCCTTCAATGTTGTAAGTGCATTCTTTGTTGGCAATGAATTTAGATTGTTCTTGAGTTTTGCTCATGTACTCGCCCATGTCCCCATTCTCCATGTGGATTTCAAATTTGTAGAAGAGTCCGTATTGGGGACTATTCCATGTACCGTTTCCGATAATTTGTGTTACTTTGCTATTTTTTTCCATTTTATTGTATTTTGTAATTGATAGTTCATTTTGCTGATTAGTTCAATTTCCTTCTCCAGCGATAAATCTCCTCGATGATGTTTGAATCTCCAAGACGCTATGGTGTTATAAGGGGACTTTAGCTTCTCTGCCAAAGTCCCGTTGTCTAATTTAAAAATTTCGTTTAATGCTTCTCTATTTGTCATTCGGCAAATATATTTGATTTTTGGCAAATTGCAAAATTAAAACTTTAGCATATTAATTACTGATGAGTAGGCTGCCTCAACCTCTTCCTTGCTGCACTCAATAGCATCTTCATCGTACCACACACTTAATAAAGGATTCATATCAATGCTCTCATGCCCTTCATTGACCGTAATCCTGATACCTTTGTCTGCGGAGTAATAATGCACATAAGTAAATTTTCTCCATTTAAAACTTAGTGGAAACTCAATGTTAACCGTCTTTTCTGTTGTTACTTTTCTAATAAATTCCATATTTTTATATTTTTTAAGGTAGGCAAATCTACAACCTTTATTGCAAATTGCAAATATGAAATAGAAATAATCAAAGATAATTTATAAGTGCCTGATATTCAAGCCCATTATTTTACAATGTCTTTAACATTTTAATTAATTTGGGATGAGGATAGACATCAGATTTGTCTTTCCTTACGGAATTATGGGTATACAATCCGTTCTCCCCTTTCAAGGCTCTATCGGTTATGTCCCATATATCTTCCTTATACGATATGTCTATTTTGTATTTATCCTCCCATAGGAGCAATATCTCTCTCAAGTTATCTATTTGCCCATCCGTATAGTTTTCATACGCTATATGCCCCTTAAAAGGCTTTTCAAGGATACATACATCAGTTACTTCCTTGCCGACATAATTATAATATTTGCCATCCTTCTCGGTTAGGTAGCCCCAGTTACATATTTCTACTCCTATACTTAGCTTGTCAAGATTCTTATATGGTAACGGACTAAAATTTTTAGGTGCTAAACCAAGATGGTATGCCCAATGTTTGGAATTGAATCCTTGCACCATTGTTCCATCTCTGCCGATGACAATGCAAGTAGCAACATGAACGGGAGTTCTCTGCCAATCCATGAATACATTTTCTGCTGATGGTCCTCCAGCGGTATGATGGAGATAAATTTGAGTTTTCTTCTCCTCTACGGGATAATAATTATTGAACTTTATTTGCCGTAATTTCATCTTTTGAGAAAAATAAAACCATTGCCCCACCTATAAATGTTCCGCAGTCACTTAATGATGCCTTGCCTAACCATACCAATACTAATGAGATTAACATTAGTCCTAATCCAAGACATGATGTCTTCCAATTTTCAAATACTCTATTATACATTATCCTTGTCCTCTGTTAAGTTTCTTGTAGTTCTTGCTGGACTTTGATTTGCTTGATTTGGTCTTAGCGTGAACTCCCTTTCTTGTTATCTTATTTGTCCTTTGAAATGACCTGATTTCTTTTGCCATTAATATATTTCTTATATTCGTTAAGAGTTCTTGCTACGGTATAAATTATTGTAGCCAAAAACAAAACGGTCTGCAATACGATGTTCAACTCAGCGTTATTAATAGTTATAAAACAAAGGACATTTGCCCCTACTACTTTTAAATCTTCTAATTCTATCATTAATTTATTGGTGGGAATGGTGGTGTTGTTACTTCAAATTCTGTTGGTTCGCCAAGTACTGGCAATAGGGTGTCATCATACTGGATATACCAAAACTGCGGTTCATTATATTCTGCAAATTGATAGTCAACCCAATTTTGTGTAACATCATCGGGTGCAACGGGGATGCCGTAATAAGCATCACAAGCCTCTCGGGCATCTATTGCCTCTTGTTCCGTGTCGTATTGGTATCCATTAATATATTGCATAGTAGGTGTTGATGTTTGATTCTATACCACTTCTGTTTGCTATTTGGTTTGTTGCATCCCAATATATTGCTTCAGATTGCAGCCAAGATGACGCAAATCCTCCTGTTGTTCTACCTACACTTACCTGACTGCTTGAATCTATTATTGGCACTGATGCAGTACTTAAATTTTGTACAAGGCTGCCATTGGAAAAAAATTGTAAATATGAACCACTT